GTTGAAACTCTCGGGATTGTAAAACCCCATCTTCTCCATCACTTCCATAAAGTCAATCAAGATTGAGTTCCTAATAGAAACCAGTGTATCTCTGACGATTGTAATGGTGGTGGATTTATTCTGTAGAGCGTAAAGGATTAGGTAGATGATTATCTGATACGATTTACCACTACGTGATGAACCTCTCAGACTTATCAATCTGACCCCTTTAGAGACCGCCTGGTCAATCTTGTGATATAAGATGGATGCTTCTACTTCCATAAACGTGATATGACCCCAGAGTTCATACAAATAAGTATAACGTTTATGGTAAAAAAGAAAACCCCCACCATTTCTGATGAGGGTAATCCCACTTATGGAAAACAAATCAAATCAGTTCTTTTTAGGTTTCTTGTCCTCAATGTAAATCTCAAAGTTGTCAAATCGGGTCTTCAGTTCTTTAGAATACCCCTCCGTTGCGAACTTGACCATTAGGTCTGTTGCCAAACAGATGTCCAATAGGGTTGGACAGATTCCACAATTGTTAAAGTGTTGTTGAACCAAGTGTGATTGGTTTTGGAATACGATGATTTCGTCTTTGCTTTTCATATTTTTAGTTTTTAAGTTTGTTAGTTAAAATATAAGAAACTGGTTTGATAGTGTCAAACACCCTCGCATAAAAAAGGGGGACTTTTTTGTCCCCCCTTCTTGTATGATTACAGAGATGAAAGTTTCCGTTGGATGGTTTCTATTTCGTGTTTGATGTCCTTTTCCTTTTCGGTCTCATACTCCTCCATATCCATCAGACCATTGGGATAGACGTGGACGATAAACTGATTCATTCTACGTTCTCCTAAGGAGTTGTTTGCGTAGCAGGTGAGAGCGTAGTTCACACAGACGATGGTGTCCTTTGGTGTGTTCTGTATCTTGGTGATTTCGGTCTTTAGACTATCTCTACGTGCCAGCCAGAAATCACCTTGCTTGAAGGCTTCGTCTCCCTTCTCCTTATACTCTCTACGGAGTGATTCAGTGTAGAACAGAGATGCGGTGTTGTAATGGTCACCGGCTTCTTTGTAGTAAGATGCTGCGTCTCGGTCGCACATATTGTGTGCCTCGGTCATAACATCAGATAAACGAGCGGTGTCTCGGATTGCCACCTTGACCAACTCAAATGACTTGGGGTCTTTCATTTGGTCTTTGGCGTAAGATACAACTTTGTCTTGTTGAGACTGACAAGAAGCCAATACAACGATGGCGGTGAGGGTTGAGATGATGTTTTTCATAGTGTTGTTTTTATCAATTGTTTCACAAAGGTATATCATAGGATTCATTCACACAAGCGACTGGTAAAAAAAAAGGGAGATATTTCTATCCCCCCTTCTCGTATGAAAACAACCAAGTTTATTCTTCTTCTTGTGCCTCCTCTTCGTGTGAGTGTGAATGGGGTTCACCAGAGTAGCAGTCGTGCTGGTCATAATCCGCTCGGACAACACAACACAGAATTGCGTAGTAGGTCTTATCATCAGCATCGTAGTCAACGAAATTGACTTCCTTGTTGTTGATGTCCATTTCAATGTGGTAGTGTCCCATTGGATGTTTGATACACCAGTTGATTGTTCCGTCAGACAATACGTCTGCTGAGGTGTTGGTGAATGCGCTGATTTGAGAAATCAGTTGAATGGTCTTGGGGGTGTAGATTGGTTGTGTCATATCTGTGTTTTTAAGTTTGATGGAACAAAGGTAAGTATAAGGTTTGGATTACGCAGCATCCTTATGAAAAAATTGTATAAGATAATCTTCGGCTTCTTGATAGATAGGTTCAAGACCCTCTAAACTACCACCATCAATATACAACTTGAGATTGTGTCTGGTTTCTTCAAGAAGATTGGACATTAGACCACACAATTCACTATCCTTGCCCAATTTCTCTTCCATATCACATATCATAATTCCAAATATAGCGGCTACTTTCACATATCGGGTCAGTAGTGGGTATGTTCTCAAGTGTTGTTTCAGTTGACTGAAATTTGCGGGTAGTGGCATATTCATAGCATCTTGGATGGCGTTGAATACTTCTGTCTCTCTTTTGGTCATTTTGGTTTTCATATCAGTGATTTTAGATAGTTGAAAGTTCTGCTTGTCCGTAGGTTCGGAAGAGTTCTTCAGAGACTCTACATACATACTCAAATGTGTCCTCCTTGATTTTGGACGCACCACACATCTGAACGTATCCTTTACCCTCACCCTCTGTGAGTTTCACACATACGACAAATGGAAACCCTTTATCATCTGCGAAGAGTTCCTTCGCTGCTCGGTAAGTCTTGGTGTCAAGAATATAACCCGATGAAAGTGCCAGAAGATGTTTGTCATTCTTTCTTGACTCCCACATCGCAGTGATGAGTTCACCATTGGTAATACCAATCTGTTTTTTACTCTTGAGTAATTTTTTAACCTCCGATTGTTCAAGACGATAGGTCAACATTGGGTGTTTGTTTGCTGGCGTGTAGATGCTTACGTAAAAGTGTGTTTTCATATCTGTGTTTTTAAGTTTGATGGAACAAAGGTAATACTATTTGTTGACTGGCGCACCATACTTGGAAAAATATTGGTTGACACGTTGCTCATAAATTGGAACGTTCTCGTTGTAGTTTCTTGTAGTCATTAGGAGACCAGTGTGTGGATTCCAAGCAATACCACGAACATAGAGGTTCTGAATCCCATAACGTGATGCGTTAAATAAGGCTTTCTTAAAGAACTTGAATACCTTGTCTTGGTTCTTATAGTTGAAATTTCTGAACAGAAGTGCCAACGATGAACCATCAACTACAGCGACCTCTTGGTCAACATCAACCAAATTCCAATCGTTGATTTTAGCCTGCTTCTGACCATCGTAGATACAACCTTCTGACTTGTTCCAAATGTGGAAAGATGAGTCCAAACAATACCCGTGATATTCCAATTGGGAATACTGCCAATTACTATGCTTGATAGGGTCAAACTTGGAGAATAACATCCCGAAGTCTGTTTCCAAGTTGGTCAGTTGTTTGGCTCTATGAGCACGTAGCCCACACCAGTTAGTTTCGTTGAATACACAATTTGGCTCAAATTCGTTCACGTCAAAGTAGTCAACGAAGTCATTGGATTTTAAGGTCATTAGTTTCATAATCTCGGTCGTTTTAAGTTTGATGATACAAAGGTAATGAGTTTTACAATACGATGCCGCACTGGTCGTAAATTTTTTTCCAACCACCTGGTCTCTTGTTCTTGAATCCCCCTCTGTTGAGGGTGTCATCCTCCTCACGGGTAATCCAACAGATGGGTGGGTAGTCAATTAGTATCTGTTCAATCTGAGCCTCTTGTGCTCCATAGATTGACCATACCAATTCCATAAGAGGTTCTGCGTGGTCTCCCAATACCGCTGGTTTCCCTTTGATTCCACTTGGGACATTACGGGTCAACTTTGTCCAATCCAATCCTTTACTCTGACAGATGCTTAAAGCGCTCTGTGAAATCAACTTGGGTTCAGCCTCGGTGGCATATTGAATCAAACGTCTCAATCCATAACGGATGGCGTGTTTGGTCTTTTTGTCTGTGCTGTTCTTATATGATTGGATATTACCGAGAACGGCTGGTAGAATATCTTTTACTCGTTGGGATTCCATTCCACGAATATACTGCGAGTTTCTGAGACCGCAAAAAAAAAGGAGAGTTTTTTACAACTCTCCTCCGTTCTGTCTTAGTTGTTGTTCTAAGACCCAATTCCTTTGTTGGATGTCCTCCGTTGGTCTAAGGTGTGGATTGGACTCCATTACCTTATTGACACTACGTCTGATGGTCTCGGGGTTTCTAAGTTGTCCCTCCTCCACAGCGGTGAACAATCCGTCAAGGTCAGTGATTCCCAATTCTTCACATTGGAGTTTCCATATGGCAACGACCATATATTTCTTCTCCTCTCTGAGTCGGGGATTTGACTCCAACAACAGATGAACCATCTCCTTAGTTTTCATTTCTCAGAGCCTCCATCTCTTCTTGTTCTTCCTCACGGATTAGTTTCTCAGCGATTAGGTCAAAGAGTTTTCCCAACACATCCACGAACATATCCGCTTCTGTTTTGGTCATACCACTCAATGACACGTTGTGGTAATAGTCAAAGAACTTTTCAATGACTTCGGTTTTGACATCCTCATCCTCGTAGAACATAGTTGAGTAGTCTGACATAATGTGCTCCATTGCGTCCATAATGTCTTTCAAGTTTAATTGGTCGTATCTCATAAGTTTGATTTTAATTGTCTGACAAAGATAAAAAGAATTTTCCAATGTGCCAAAACATTTGTTGAAAAATCCCACGGGTTTTTTTGGGTTCTACTTTAACCGAGAAATAGGGAGCGGGTTCTCCAAGAACCTCACGGGTGTCTGAGCCCTTTGCGCCTTTCATTAGGAAACTACGTGTCTCCTCATTCCATCTACGTCCATTTCTGATTTGGTTGATGTGGATTCTACTGACACCGAATTTATTTCCAATCTCAGTATCGGTCATTGTTGTGTGTGCGAACAGACTACGGATTTCCGCAACGTTCTCTTCCGTAAGTTTAGAGGCTCCAATCATTTTACTCTTCCCCCAATTTCTTTTTAACCTTACAATCACAATCTGAGATGAGAGCGTCATAACAATACTCTGGTTGAGTTATTGTGGTCTGTCCGTAGTGGAAGGATTCCCCACTCTCCCAAATCTCGTCAAAGATGGTTTCAATTGATTCTCCATTGTCAATGCGCTCTTGGAAGGGAGCCCATATTTCATCCTCCAACACAACGGAGATTTCTTGTGTTGCGAAGGGTCTTACATAGAACGTGATGTTTTTCATTTTACCATTTTTACTATAAATATACAAAATCCCACAAAAATCGTCAAGCATAAAAAAAGGGGGACATCTCTGTCCCCCACTACCTACACCCAACAATTAGGGATACAATGGCAAGAAAACCTCTAATCTTCTGCTGGTGTAGTGGCTTGGTAATTGTCTGGTAATATAATCTTTACCTCAATTTTATCCAACCCATTATGGTTGACATCAATTGATTGTTTCACCTTATATTCGGGGTGTCTGTGTTTTAGGAAAAATTGTAGGAGGTTTGGATTGTCCTTGATTGATTGTTTGAGTATCTCCTCTGCCATATCCAATTCAATATTGAAATACTCTTCAATGGCTTTAGCAAACTCCTCGTCATACTTTTTCCAACGATAATAAGATTTATTACCACACCCGCATTCTTTGGTGGATTGTTGAACCGACTTACCTTCAGCCAAGCGGTTTAAGATACACTGCTGTTTTTGTTTAGTAGTGTGTCTGTTCTTTTCTTCACGTGAACTAATACGTGATTTGTTATTTGGTAGTTTTGGCTCTTCCATATAACGCAATTCTTTCGTCTGGTGTTGAGGGTCTTTCCCCAAGTTTCTCAAATATAAAGTTGTCAATCAACTTAAATTCACTCAGAGCCAGTCTGTTCCACCCAACCGCTTGTAAACGTTTATCAACCTTCTCTAATGGACTCAATTTACACGAACACATATTTTACTCTCCTTTGTCTTTTAATTCTTTAATTCGTCTGTGAACACCCCAAATGAGTTCTGTTAGATAATAACACAACTCGTAATTTTCTGTATCCTTGAGTTCTTGGACTTGGAGTTCAATTCTCCCCAATGTGTCAGATAGGACTTTAGATAGTTTCAGTTCTGTAATTTCCGATACTTTGTAGCAATTGGAAATCAACAAATCCACTCCTTGTTCAATCACTTCAACTCGTTCCTCACGAGTCAGATTGAATAAATCCTTACTTTCAATTTGGTCAAACGGAAGCATTCTTTTTAAGTTCTTTTCTCAACTGATGAATCTCTAAAGACATATTGTCAATCTGTTCCTCGTATTTGTCAATCTTATCCTTGAGTTCCTTTATTTCATTTTTAAGGTCATTGATGGTATTGGAATATACTCCCAATAATTCTTTTACGTTGGATATGACGATGGTGTCCGTCTCGGCGTTTGATTTTCTCTTGCCCAACAAGTATCCCCCAATGGTTGTCATTGCGGTCACCAGTGTCGTTATTACTACTTCATTCATACTATGATAAATATTACTTCTTGGAATACTTTTTCATTATGTGTTCCATATAGGCTTCTTGGTTGGGGAATTCATAGAATCCAAGTTTGGTTAAAATCTTATCAACCTCTTCTCTTGTATTGTCTTCCCCCTTCTGTCTTGCCAGTTTGCTTCTACAAGATGAACACATCAAACAATTCCCATAGGCATCAACATATGTCTTACATCCTCTGAATTTTAATTTGGGAAGCCAGTTCTTACATACAGAACATTCGTATTCCCACTCTCCTTCTGAGTTCATTTGTTTTCTTCTGATGAGTAAGTAATCGGGTTCTGCCATAATAGAAAGATAAAAAGGGGTGAGATAAAAAAAAATAAAATAAGATAGGATATAAGAAAAATTAAAATGGGAACATCTCACCCCTTAGATATAAATATTCCCTAAATAAAAAAAACCACATCTAGGGAATGTGGTTTTCTTATCAAACTTAAAAAGATACTAGTTGTTAGACTCAATCTTTGTTTTAATAAATATATGAAACCCTTTGTGCCAGTAAAGTCTATTCTGTCAAACTTGTTTTCCAAGAAGGAAATTTCTCTCTTAGGTTAGAAAGTCAAGTCCCCTCTAGATGCTAGTGCGCTAGACACAAAACATCTAGAATGACTCACCTTCTAAAAGAGTAAACTCTCTTGAGGCTCCCAACGCTCACAAGTCCCTAGAAGGAGCAAGTGGGATTTAAGAATCCTTCTTGTCTGGGTAGGTCAAGTTGCCAACCTATAATCCCATCTTACTCATAAGTATAAGAAACTTAGAAATAAGAAACAAGTTTATTTAGATTTTTTTGGTTCAGTAAAAGGTTGATTGATTGCCTTACGTATTTGATTTACGTGGTCTTTACAAATGTTGTATCTGGCACTTGGTAGTGGAACAAATTTAACTAAGTTGGAATTAGCAGAACAACGACTGGCATAACCAATTATACTTTCTCCTCTACGATAATCTGGTAAGAATTCACCCATAACCTATTTTATTTTGATTCTAAGACACTTTTAACCTATCAGTGGTATGTGTGTATACCTTCAAGGATTTTAATTGATTTAATACCAACAATGGTTGTTCCAAGAATATCTTGGTCTTCTGTTTAATACCAGTCCACCTGCTCTCCATCTCTCGTCTGGATTTGCCGGTTGAAGACCATTCATAACCACGTAGGTATAGAACGGATAATACAGATGTTGATTCCAATACAACCAATCTGAACAACGTTGAGAATAATAGGTTGCCAAATCCTCCATTTGGTTCTTCAATGTTCTCCACACTGCCAGGTCTACCGGGCTACTAAATTCGCTATTTTCACTTTGTAAGCCACGATTGGCATATTTTGCTAAGAGGTTATTGGTTAGGTAAACACCAGTCCAATACAATACCACATTTTGGAAGTAGTCATCCAAGACAAATTTCCAATCAGCAAATTGGGGTAGATTTATATCCCCCGTAGTAATAAGTCTATTCATCTCATCAAACATCCTATCACCCATCAAATCCCTTGCTTGGATTAGGTGTGCTTGGTTCAATGCGGGTTTAATATTCCCACTGAGTAATGAATAATCAATAGGGAGATTCTCCCTTACATAACTCTCATCAATGTAGTAAACAAATGCCATTAGGCTGCGAAATTAGGTGTGATTAGTTTATTGATAATTTTGACTGGTTGATTGAATTTCAATGCCAAGGTATTTTCCAATCCCATATTGATTTTTTTCAATGCTGGTTCAATCACCATAGCCAACATATGTTTGGTTGCCACAACCAACTCATCTGCGTTCTGACTAAATGGATTACTTCCAAACGTCTGGATGCCCAAAAGTAAGGGGGAGGAAATCTGATTAGCCGTTAGGATAGACTGAATACACATCTGTAATACTTCAGTGTAGAACGTGTCATTCGCTTGGTTTGCGATGGTTTGGATTTCGGGTCTTTCTTCAGCAGTGTTGGAGAAAGCCAACATAA